CGGATACACCACAGGATTTGGTCTCAGGAAGACCAGTGACTTCTACTATAACGGAATGCCAGAATACAGGATCAAACTTTCAACCATACAGGGTGGATGGACCAGCGACGACAGTTATTTCAGATTTAACATCGAGGCACAGGCACTGGCCGTCCAGTCAAATAATGGAACTCTGGTTTATAATGAAACCAACGTGACGCCATTGAGTGGCTCACCCAAACACACCACGGAGAAACTTGGGCCTGAAGATCCCGCTAACCTCATTGATGGTGTGCAGGATTGGCGATCCGGTGTTTACACCACTGATATAGGTGACTTCAGATTCTACGCCACAAACCGTAATCCAGGTGGCCCAGTTGGTCCTGCTGATTTGGCTATCCTTTTATACGCCAATGGTGGTGTAGGTGGAATGACAGTGACCGCAGACGTCATCCTAGAGATAACTCGTTCAGACATCTAATAAATATCATTGTAATATTACAACCAAGGAGACAAAATTATGTCAGCGGCATCAAACTACTTAGAAAACGAGATCCTAGATCACATCCTCGGCGAGGGTTCTAGGGACTACACTCCTGCAACCAACCTACACATCGCTCTGTTCTCGGGCACGGCGTCTACGGTGTTGGCGGCATTGGAATCAGGCACATCCGGACAGGGTGCGGCCAACTGGGGTGAATACGAGATAACATCTTACGGGACGGACTCATCGGCTTCCAACTACACCAGGACTGCGGTGAACTTCAACACGGCGGCGGGTGGATCAGCAACCAACTCAGGCAACGTCACATTCCCAACAGCGGGTTCGAACTACACCAACTCGGCTGGATCAGGATCAACAGTGACCTGCATCGCTGTGATGGACGCCAGCACTGCTGGAAACGTGTTGTTCTATGGACAACTGGACAACCCAAAAGAAATTTTAAATGGAGACACATTCCAGATTTCGGATACGAATCTCCAAATAAGTCTAGCATAATCAACTCAGGGAGGCGAGTCCAATGGCTCTCAAGGGCATAGGAATATCAGACGACATATTCGTCGATCAGACCTATTACACGCCAGAGGACTACACCCGACCCACGCCCTCACAGGGCGACTACGCCACACCACAGACCTATTTCGAGGCCGACTACGTCAACAACGCACTTGACCTAATCACCACATCCACGGTCTCGGCAGTGGGAACGGTGTTCAAGATCAACGCTGACGTCTCCAGTGAATTCACGCTGTCGGTCACCTATGAGAGGGTCAGGGACACTGATCCCATAGCATTAAGCACTGAGATACAGACCAGCATCACTGGACGATTAGATTTCGACTTCGCTGTGTTGCGGACCTTCCGTGCTTTCACTCCGCGGTTCCTACGTGCGGTGGTCACGGACATCGGTCATATGCCGGATGCCACGTGGAACACCTATGCGGAATCAGACTTCATAGACAGGACCTGGGATGATTTCTCGGACTACAAGTGGGACTTCCTGGATGACTTCTTCATCAGATCGAGCATAACCAAGGCGACCGGTGGATACCTGGTCAATGCCACAGCATCAATAACCGCATTCGCGAATTCGTCACTGTCGTTCAACAGATTAAGGGGTGATGTCATAACACCACCATCGGTGTCCACCATGTCAGTGGATGCCAACTACATCACGGCGGCACCTGCCACCGTGGAGGCCGCGTTCGCACAGACCGGTTCCGTTTCAAGATTCAGGGGTGTGTCAGTCAGCAACCAGGCACAGCAGTTCTCGGCCATTGCCAGCACGTCCGTCAACGCCAACTTCACCAGCAGTTCAACGGTGGTGGAATACACCGGCAGGGTGACGGTGTCAGGCAACGCCACAACGGTATTCGAGACGTTCCAGACCTTGTCACCAGCATTTGAACAGCAGGCGGATGCCAACTACAACGTGGCGGTGGGATCAACCTCACTGACCGCACTCTACAGCAAGATCACGGTTGGTAGGTTGATATCACTGCCAGATCCGTTCAACACCATACGGGTAGCACAGGAGATCAGGACCATAATGGTGCCTGTGGAAAATAACACAATACAAGTTCTGGCTGAAACTCGTGTAAATAGAGTTATCACAGAAACGAGGGCGATCCAAGTGAAGCAGGAAACGAGAAATTACAAGATATCCAGACCAGGTTTCACTGACAGGACCTCTATACCAAGGGTAAGACAGGAGACTTAATGGCCAACTTGACAGGATTCAAAAGAGACAACCAGGGAGCATACATCGACAAGCACCCATCGGCAAACATACAGTATGGCGTGGACTTCACGGACTACCTCAACTCCGGAGACAACATAGCCACCACATCGGTCAGCATAGAATCAATCACGGGAGACAGTTCACCACTGACATTCCCAACCAACGAGGCCACTGACGTGACCGCGGCGGGTGCCGTGGTGTCAATAAGGCTGTCAGGCGGCACGACAGGCAACGTGTATAACGTGGACCTGACCATAACCACTGGGAACGGAGACACTGACGCAAGAAGATTCAGGATAGTGATCGGGGAGAAACACCTATAATGGACGCACAGAAGAAATCATACAAACTGGATCACGATTTGATCTTTAAATTGGCATCGATGCACTGCACCTATGAAGAGATAGCAGACTGCGTTGGCACTTCAGTGACCACACTGCAGAAGAGATTCAAGAACCTCATTGAGAAGGGCAAGGCCGAAGGTAAGAAAAGTTTAAGACGAGCACAGTTCGAGAAGGCATTGGCCGGAGACGCAAGGATGCTTATGTTCCTGGGCAAGAACTGGTTGGGACAACAAGACTCACCAACTGACGAAGAGTCAACACAGCCATTACCTTGGGAAGACAAATAACCCTACATAATTAATAGTATGAAACTATCAACACCGCAACGCAAGGTAGCGGATGATCAAGCACGATTCAGGGTCTTGGTCACTGGCAGAAGATTTGGTAAGACCACTTTGGCAATCAGAGAACTGTGTTATCACGCCAGGATACCAGGACGTGTTTGCTGGTTCGTGACAAATTCCTACAGACAGGCCAAACAGATATGTTGGGTTAAACTCAAAGAAATTCTCAAAGACCTACGTTGGATCAAGAAGATCAACGAGGCGGAACTCACAATAGAACTCAAGAACGGATCAAGGATATGCCTAAGGGGTGCTGACAACAAGGACTCATTGAGGGGTGTAGGTATAGACTTCATCGTGTTAGACGAGTGTGCAGACATCGAAGAGACTGCCTGGACGGAGGTGCTTAGGCCCACTCTTTCAGACACCAAAGGAGTGGCCATGTTCGCTGGCACACCCAAAGGCATGAACTGGTTCCACGACCTATACCAACGGGGACAGGATCCATCAGAAAAGGATTGGAGCAGTTATCTGTTCACCACCATTGACGGTGGTTTCGTAGATGCTGGTGAGATAGAACAGGCCAAGAGGGATCTTGATGCCAAGACATTCAGGCAGGAATACCAAGCAACCTGGGAGACATATTCAGGCATAATCTACTACGGTTTCTCGATGAGTGAAAACGTCAAACACTTTGACGTGCCTCTAGACACCAACGTGATCCACGTGTCCTGCGATTTCAACCTGGACCCGATGGCGGCTGTTGTCAGTTATATCGACAATGGCATCGTTTACATCTTTGATGAGATACAGATATGGAGTTCAAACACAGATGAATTGTGTCAGGAGATACACAGGCGATATCCTGGCAAGAAGATATTCTGTTATCCAGATCCGGCATCAAGGCAAAGGAAGACATCAGCAGGTGGTAAAACTGATCTTTCCATACTACAAAACGCAGGTTTCATCTGCAAGGTGCCACCGAGACACATGGCGGTCAGGGACAGGATCAATTCCGTCAACGCCAAGTTGTGTTCAGCGTCAGGCGAGCGACAGGTATTCATCCATCCCAAGTGTAAGAATCTGTTAAATAGCATTAGCAAACACACATATAAAGAGGGGACTGTTCTGCCAGACAAGACACAGGGATTTGATCATATGAATGACGCACTTGGATATCTTATTTCATTCTTA